CACAGCAAGGCTGACCTGGAGCCGCGTAGAAATCTCCTGCGTACCCAGTCCCTCCTCACTCTGCAGCCGCCGCCCCTCCAGCGCCACCTCCTCCAACTTCCTCACTGCATTACCAGGCAATGCAGAATTTTCTTTCTGGACCTCGGCTTCTACGCTGGCCTCAGTTGACTTGCGAGCGGGCATGAGCATGGTACGTCTCTACGTGTTACAGGATAGTCGCCACTGGCACGAGGATGTCCCTTATGGCCAACACCTAGAACGCGCCGCCGACATCGAACTGGAGGGCGGCACCGTCTATCACGCCAGCATCCTGCCCAAAACAAGCACCCGCCCCACGCGCAGTAGACTCAAACAAAGGCTTTATTGACCGTGCCTGCAGTCGTTGACGCCACTCTTAGCGGAACCTCGGCTAACAGCTACGTGACGCTGGCTGCTGCCGACACCTACTTCGAGACCGTCCCTGACAGCAGCGACTGGACCGGCAAAACCACCGACGCCAAAAACCGCGCCCTGATCTCCGCCACCCGCTGGATCGACGGCCTCAGCTTCTACGGCGACCGCTGCACCACCACTCAAGCCCTGAAGTGGCCCCGCGACAACTACACCGTCGATGACGTTGACCTCGCCTGCTCCCTGATCCCCGAAGGTATCAAGGTTGCTACCTACGAACTCGCTCGCGCCCTCGCCAACGACACCAACGCCATCACCGGCAGCACTGGCACTACCGGCATCTACGACGAGGTGAAACTGGGCGACCTCCAAGTCAAGTACAAATCCAGCTCCACCACCTCCGGCGTCATCAACAACGTCTTCGACGTCTACCCCTGGCTCCAGTCCTATCTCGGCCCCTACTGCCAATCCGGCGCCGCCAACTACGCCGTCCGCCTGCTGAGAGGTTGACATGAGCCTCATCGACACCACCTTCGCCCCCATCCCCGGCCCGCTTTTGACGGACTGGGGCTCCGACATTACCTACATCAAGGCCGCCACAACCGAAACCTACAGCCCGACAACCGGCCTAGTCAGCGGCGCCGAAGTCTCCTTCACAGTCCGCGCCATCATCACCCAAGTCAACCCCGAAGAGTTCGACAGCACCTACCAAACCACCGACCTCAAACTCATCATCGGCAACAGCGAGCTTGGTACATACGCCCCCAGCATCCGCGACCGCATCGAATACACCGACAACAGCACTACGAAAACCGCCCGCATCATCAACGTCAAAACAGTACGCGGCGACTCCCCCATCTACCACACCCTCATTGCGAGGCCCCAATAATGGCGAGAGCTAGAAACGGTTTCATACAACTAGCCGAAAAACTAGAAGCCGGATTTTTAGCCCCGTTCATTCTGGGCGTGGCACGATCTGCACAAGGAGTTGTGAAAGACCTCCAAGAGCTGGGGCCTACTTGGTCAGGAGAGTTCGCAAACTCATGGGAGATCGCTAGTTCCAGTAAGGTCACTAGCGGTAGCGGTGCCCCTGGTGCGCCTCAACGCTTACTCGCTCCCATACTCACAGTAAGCGAGTACAAGTTCAAACCCGAAGTAAAATACTACATTGCTAACAAAGCCCCTCACGCAGATGTAGCACTGGATCTAGCTCCCTACATACCCGAGCTGGATAAAAACGTAGAGTTTGGCAATCCACAAAAAGGCAATAAGCGCCGTTACGGATTCCGTCCTGAGGGCGGCCGACGCGGTGAACTGAGCGGCTCTGGCCCCAACAGTGCCAGCGCACCTCTTGATTGGTACGCCAGATACGTCCGAGGGGGCCGCCTCGACAAAACAATAAGCGTTTACATGGACCAGGCCATGCGGAACGTAAAACTATGAACTACCAAAACATCCGCGCCGTATTCGAGGCCCCGCTACTGACGGCATACAACACCTTGGTGCCATCCGTCCCGGTGTACTTCGACAACGTGATGAACGATGGCGCCGACAGCGCCGAGGAGTTTGTCCACGTCAACATCCAATTTGGCCTAACAACCGAATCCAGCCTGACAACCAACCACGAATACGTGCGTGGTGTAATCGTCATCCGCGCCTACACCCCGAAAGGTAAAGGCCCTGCCCGCAATCAAGAACTAATCCAAGTCGCATACGACATTCTTAAGACAATCAATGACACGCCTAAGCAATCGACAGGCATCTACACCCGCACCGGCTCAATCGAAGGCCCCTCGTTCAGCCCTAACTTCAGCGGCACTGTCCCCGATCAACAATCCCGCCGCGCTTTTACGCCATTCTTTATATCTCGCATCGAGACCGGCTTCCAGGCAACCATCACAACTTAATAGTTCCAATCACTGGAGCTAACCTGTACTAAGCCGGGCCGTGCCCGCGTCCACACCTCTTTAGGTACCTCCCATGGCCACCGTTCTTTCGGGCACCTCCGGCGCCCTGTACTACACCCCCGCTGGTACATCTGTTACCACGCTCGTCGCTACCGCCTTCCCCGCCACCGGCTCCAACATCACCGTTGGCACCTACCTCGGCTTCAAGGTCAACGACCCCGTGACTCTGACCTACCCCGTCGGCGCCACGACCACCAACGCAATCGCCGCTGGTGCGTACTTCGTCAAGACTTACGTCCCCGCCACCGGCATCATGACCATCAGCTCGACGGCTGGTGGCGCTGCCGCTACGGCAACCGCTCAACCCTCCGTGTTTGGCGCGAACTTCGCCAGCATCGTGTACACCGCCCCAGTAGCTGTGGGCAGCGTGCGCGACTGGAGCTTTGAGATCACCCGCTCCGAGATCGACGTCACCACCATCGGCCAGACCCCCGGCCAGTACGCCCCCTTCCGCAACTACATCACCGGCTTTGCGGATGGCTCTGGTACTGCCACGGTCTATACGACCGACGACGACACGGCACTGTCCAGCCGCATGATCGAGGATGTGGTCCAGTTCAACCAAACTGGCGCCACGGTCAAGCTGTACATCGACCGCATCTCGGTCAGCGGCACCGTGAACGACACCCTCAGCCGTTCCATCACCGTGCCCGTGATCCTGACCTCGGCCAGCCTCACCGTCAACCCCGACGACGGCCAGAGCGTGGAAATCGCCTTCCGCCCGAGCGCTGCCCCCACCTTCGACCTCTACAAGTCCTGATAACCTGCTGGTGTGATGGATCCCCGAACCCCGGCTCTCCCGCCGGGGTTTTTTATTTCTACTCCGCTACACTAATGCGTGACCCATCAACCTAGCCCATGGCTGCCTCCGCACCTCTGAGCCCGCTGGAACGCCTCCGCAAAGCGGCCAACCTGGAGCCCACCAAAAAGGAAGTCGTACTGAGCGACGGCTCCGTATTTGAGATGTGGGTAACGCCGCTGACCATGGCCGAGCGCGAGCGTGCCCAGAAGCAGGCCAAGTCTGACGACGCCACCGCCTTCGCCATCCAGCTGCTGATCAACAAAGCCTGCGATGACACTGGCGCCCGCATGTTCAAGGCCGCCGAACTCGACGTGCTCAAAAACGAAGTCAAGGACAAAGACCTCCAGGCCCTGATGCTGGCGATCCTGACCGACGATTCGGAGGAGACCGACACCAAAAGCGTTTGAGGCTGCCCTCAAAAAGGACACCTACCTCCAAACCCAGTTCTACGTTGCCGAAAAACTGGGCCTGACCTTGGCTGAACTCCGCAGCCGCATGACCGAAGACGAACTGCTCGGCTGGAGCCTGTACTACAAGATCCGCCACGACGCCGAGCAGGCCGCCATCGACAAGGCCAAACGCCGCCGCTAACCCGGCGGCTTTTTTACGGCGTAAACTGAAGTACCAAGCCAGCACGCCAACACCGTGGCCTCTTATAGAGCGGATATTGAAATCGGTGTACGCGGTGTACGGTCTCTCGAAGAACTTCGCTCAGCAATAAACCTAACAGGCAGAGCAGTAGACAGCCTGAATGAGGTTGTTGGTGCGCGAGGAGGCTTGGTACAAAATGTACAAAATTATACAAACAACTTAAACAGAGCCGCCCGTTCTTTAGATCTAGTAGGCGCGGGAACAGAAGCCGAAACGCGAGCAATTCGCCAGTATGTACGGGCTCTTGGAGAAGCGAACGAAGCTAGAGCACGGCAAAACTCGCTGGTAGCACAAGAAATAGCTAATCAGCGACGCATAACCCCTGGCACTGCTCCATACGGGCAGCAAATGCCTGCGTTGCCCCCCGCGATGATTAGGGCGCAACAAATACAAAACAACTGGAACCGCTTTTTCCAAGAAGCAGCACAAGTAGGTCAAGACCTACAAAGTGTTGAAAAAGCAAAAAAATTGGACGTCAA